TTCTTGGACAGCTTAATCTCATCATCCCCGCCGGTGAAGTTGACACCGTCGGCGGCCGTAACGGACAAACTATTGGACAGCACATCATTGTATTCAGTATCTACTGAAGCGCGGAACATGTTGTTGTTCGCGTCGCTGTTGATAGCCCGCACCATGCTCTCCAGCGTGGGATAATCCAGCGAACTGTAAGTAAGCGGAGGCTCGGTGGAGCTGGCTTTTTTACTCTCCGGCTTAAACAGTTTGAGTCGTTTGCCGATTACTGTACCATTGCTGATAATCGCCTCGACAGCAAACTTGCTTTCGTTATACAGGTCGCCGCCGTAGGTCGTGGTAATATTGATTCCCCTGTCGCTGACGCTGGTAATAACATTGGCCAGATACCTTACGAGTATTGCAGTTCCGAGAGATGCGGCACCGGCAGTAACCGTCAGGATTTTGCCATTGACGCTGAACTTATCGGCCGCAAGAGCTTCACCGTCCGCATAGACCATCATGCTGTCGGCGATTGGTGTCTCGGACAGGGTAAAGGTAAGACTACTTCCCTGCGCCACCTTAGTGATGGGATACGGCAGCGGTTCTTCCTCGTTATCCTCGTTAACCAGCATGCAGTTAAGTACCAGGGTCGCCCCGGCAGAGCAGACGTCGGCATTAACTGTAACTGACGTTGTGCCTACAGTGTAGGCATTAGACGGCAATGCAAAGCCGTCAGCCGTAATGCTGACACTGCCCTCGACAATTGAGTAACCGGAGTATCCGCTGCCGAGTTCTGTAATCACATTGATGGTCATGCTGGTGTTGCCAGGCATTGTCCCTGCGGCTTCCTCGATCAGCTTTTCCTCCACCAGACTGAAGCTGTCACACTTGGCCACTGCAGTAGCCGGCTTGCCGGAGATCCGCATTAGACGGATATCACGGCACCCCGCCTTCCAGGCTTCTTCAAAACCGACCATCAGCGTGGCTCCGTTTGGCAGGCCGTTTTTGCCTATGGCCTTGCCGAAGACAGTCTCGGCAGTACTGGCGTCAACAGCCACGGGAGTGCCCATAGGCCCGTCAACAGCAGTGCCCAACAACAGGATACTCTCGGTCGCCGGCGGGTTGGGATCTGAACGCAGTTGCAGCCCGCCGTCCTTAAACTCAGTGAGTATACCAGGTAAGTTTGGGTACAAGTTAAGCATTTTCCTTCCTGCCTTTCCAGATAATTAACTAACTGTCCTGTGTGTCCTTAACCTTGATAAGAACCTCTTCAAGTACCTTGCCTCTAACAATATGGACCTCTTCAATTCTTAAGAGGTAAAACAGGGTACATACAGAAGCAAAACCAGTATCCAGGCCGGTATTACCCGGTCCTTCCTCGCCCAGGAAGATGAGCTCAGAGAGACCGTGCTCTTTGAAATAGCCTGTATAATAATCAATAAAAGCCTCCAGCCTGTTGGCTAGATGCCTTGCCTCACGGTTTGTCTGCGCATAACAACGGAAAGCCGCCTTGCAGTCATACCACTTGCGCCAGACCTCTACGTTGTAATTCTTGTAGCAGGGGTCTTCAAATGACTCGTAGAACTTCTTCTTGAGTGGAGTCAGTTTTTCGTTGGGCCGTCTGGAGAGCAGATGAAACACTATCCTGGGCATCTTAACCCGCTCGGGATCATTGTAAGTAGTTATTTCCTCGGTCAGTTCTCCCCAGCCCGCTCCCCAGGCCGTATCTAAAAGCCTCCGCAAATTGTCAATTAAGTGGTCAATTGTAACACACGAATACCTGGTTTCGTCCGGGAAACCAGGTAGGGAAAGCTCCTGCATCTGCATCCCCCGTTTAAATAGCAATGCGCGTGGTTACGCTGATATCTTCAACTGCATACTTTGCTCTAAGCGTAAGCTCAATGGTACAATTGGCCGAAAATGGCTGGGTTTCAACAGGTTCGATCTGCACGCCCACATCATATGACTGAATCCTGCCTTCCTGCTGTATGCGCGAAAGCACATCCCTGGCTACCCGCTCAATTGCGCTGCCAATAACTATAGTACCTCTTATTTCGCCAACATAAGGATCAAGCGCATTGCGCAACAGATGTACAGCATACTGCGCAGTACGTACATTAGCAACATACCTTAGTGGCCCGTCAGAAGCTGATGCTGTGACGCCGTTGTAGACAGACAGCCCGTTTTTCAGCGACTCGTAGAAAACTACCAGTCCCCGTCTAGCGGCCCCGCGCAGCCAGTCGCCGTCCAACTGCGTCCTTTGTTGGGTTATATTGCTCACAGGAAGACTGGTTGTGGTCCCTGTTCCTGCAGCCGCAATCAGCGCGGCATAGGCGGCGGCGCCGGATATATAATCGCCATCCATGAACAGATCGCCAAGGACCACAGATAGATAATGCCCTCTATCTGCAGTCTCTCCGGCAATTCGCGTCTCCAGGCCGTACCTGTCGGCAAAACAGGTAGCATTCAGCAGGTCGGCCAGGTAATACTGCTGGGATTCTTTTATCAGATTCGCCTCAGGCATAGGGCGCATACCGATCACACCATGAGCCATCAAGCCGCGGCTGAACTGCCTGAAACAGAAGTCAGCCAGCTGGCCGTGGAAGGTGACCCTCTCTCCGTTAGCTTCCAGGGTAAGGTAGTCATCCTGTGCATAGTAATCTGACGCTCCATACAAACTCCCACTGGAACCATAGATATATGGGATTGCCACATCATTAAAAAAGGCGCCCAGTGGAACGACAATATCAGTACGCATTCCCTCAAGGCTCCTATATACAACATCCAGTTCTTGATACATGTCGTTTTTGCTGATATCCAAACCATCCGAGCCGCCGCTTAATACAGCCTCTCCCTGGAACTGTTCATAGAGCAGTTCAGATGGGATGGTAATGTCTTCAGTCGAAGCGTATACCGGGGAGTACCCTTTTAGTGCGTCATCGTTGATTTTGTTCACCAGTGCGCCTGTAAATGGAAACTCAGTAAAACTGTATATGTTTTCATAATCCTCGTGGTTTATAATCAGGGTAAGGCCCGCGCCCAATGAGGCGATGCGCACCCGGACGCTGTTATATATACCACTGCCGCCGATCGACCATAGCCTTAAGCCGTTGACAGTGGTGTCATTGTATACCACGGGTATGTTGAGTTCAGCGTGTCTCCCGCCAATCCTAACCAAGCGATAGACGGCGCCTGGATTAACAGTATAGGCCAACCTATAACCATTAAACAGGGTGCCGTCGGTACCAAAGAGGCGTTTTGCATGCTCGATACCTGCTACGTCTACAGGTTCATTACAGGGGCCGTTGCCGGCTGTTCCAATCAACACGACAACATTACCCGGGTTATCTTCGCCCACCCTGCTTCTCGTTGGCAATTTACCCGCGGTCCACATAACTACCCCCGCACCTCAAGTGAACTTAACAACCGGTTAAATCTGTCCAGTTCGTCGGGCCTCAGAATCCCGACAACACTGGTATATTCCACGCGCCCAGAAAGACCGCGTATGTTTTCATAACGCATTACCTTGTATACCTCTATTACTTTACTGGCGCGGCCATTCAGCCATCCTACTTTAAGTACATAGTCATTCGTATTAATCTTGGCGTCATGTTTGAAGTAGAATGCTTCAGCGTCAAACAAAGAGAGTGAGTAGTCATCAGCCTGCTGGTATGCTGGTCTTGTAATGGAAGTTGCCGAGATGGGCACGCTCCTTACGCGGTGCTTGCTAACCGTGTAGGCATAACCGGTACCGAAACAGGCAGTACAGGACTTGTCCGGCTCGGCCGTCGTGCTGGACCAGCAGACCGGACACTTAAGCCGCTTATCGTTATGTAAGAGAACAACGTCGTAGCCCCAGGTATCAAGGATGTCGGCAAGCTCCCTGCGGAAATCGAGCAACTTGATCGCCGCCTTATTGGATTACTCTCGAATTAAATGGATATGGATATTTCTTCCCGCCGCGTATAGCAGGCAGAATTCCAAACTCTTCCCGCAATCTCGACTCCCAATAGGCAACCTCCTGCTTCAAGTTGGCATAGGCTATGTTAAGCTCATCCCTTAAAAGCGCGGGGCGCCTCTCTACAGACAGGTCTGCCAGTTTCTGAACCACAGTATCGCGCCCCTTGTACGTCACCTGGCGCATCCTGGTCAGCAGGACATCGTAAGCCGCCTTGTAGCGGGTATATTGACGCATGGGAAGCGTTGGTATCTCAGGTATCTCTTTATTTACACGCTCTAGGATGTCGTTGCAAATGAGACTCGCCTGGACAAGGAAGCGCAGGCTGGTTACCCGATCCAGTTCCTCTTCTGTGAGACCAGTGTCTATCAATAACTGCTCGTAGGAGGAGTACAGCGGCGAGCACTTCGTGACAAACTGCCAGGTAAACGTCCCGGAAGGGGTGGTAATGCTTAACTCATAGACCTGGTTTTGTTTCAGTAGAGACATGGTCGTCAACCTACCTTGAACATCAACTCGGCACCGGCCGGGAGCGGTTCATTAAATCTCACCGTCCGGCTGTCGACCTCTATGTAATCGAGAACCGGATAAGCCCTGAGTCCGTTAACATATACTTCAAGAGCACCACTGTCGGGGGTATATGTCAATTCGTTTAGTGTAAAGCCGGTCTGCCCTTCGGCGCTTACGGCATATTCTCTGGCGTTTTTAACACCTGCACGTCTTAACACAATAGCCACAGGTTACGCGGCGTCGGGAGCCCCCGTCTTTAGACGTGGGGAGGAGACGCCACTCTCTCCTTTCGCATACTCGTATCCGTCTGCCCGCTGTAACAGATGCAGGTACTTTGGGTGGACGTCGAAACCGTTGAGCTCGAAGCTTGGGCGAAACCGGATCGCGACACGACCGATATGCATACCGGCATGTTTACCGTTTGGGATCAGCGCTTTCACCAGATCACCGGTGCGGTAGCCCATGAACCGCTTTGCCCGAGGCGCATGCCGGATTGGGAAGCCGTATTTGTCCGTCCCGCATCGCTGGCGCTTTCCGTATCCCTTGGCGGTTATTTGCAGCACTTGCCGCGGAAGGATCAGTCTATCCGGGGTGCTAGCTCCGACACAGGCGGCATCTATCCAGTGGGCTTTCGGCAGTCCCAGTCGAGTTCGGTTGTATTTGGTGCGGCCACCAGTTCCAACTTCAATGGGGATGTTGAAGCCGGTCAGTCTGCGATACAACTCCCAGCGCGTGGCGTTAACGGCCGCCGCGTCTTTCAGGGGAATCCGCGCCCTGGCCTGCACTTCGGGATAGCCAAACTCCTCCGCCGTCCGGTTCCCCTTGGCCTGGTTGCAAGCACGGCAGGCCAGCGTTAGATTAGACACCCGGTTGCTGCCGCCGCGGCTCTTGGGAACGATGTGCTCGATCTCCAGCGGCACGTTCTCCGCGCCGCAGTACGCGCAGCGGCGTCCCCATTTCTCCAGCAGATACTCTCGGACTTCATAGCCGAAGAGCTCGCCCCGCTGGTACTCCACGCCAGCGATCTCCGGGGTCTGGAGCGCTTGCGTATCGAACCGGACCAGCTCCACCGACACCGCCGCTGCGGGCGCATATCGCTGTAGACGATCCACCCAGGTCAGTACGTTCGCAACCCGGCTCACCAGCGACGGCGGCAACCAGCCCTCCGGCCGGCGGCGGTTGTCGAAGCGCGGCTTCCGGTGGCGCGTTTTGCGATTCCGCCGTGCGCGTCGCAATGCTCTGCGCTCCAGGAGCCTGCGCTTAACCTGTTCACCCCGGTGCTCGACCTCTGCCGCCCATATGATGCGGTTAGTGTCTTCACACACGAGGGCCAGCCCCGTCACCTTGGAGCCGGGGTCGATCTTGACCCGGTGCGGGTGGACGATCGATCCATCCAGCGTCCGATCTCTGAGAATGATGGTGAACGGGTAACGGCGAAAAACCGCAGCCCTGCCGGAGCGCAGGAGTTGCCGCGCTCTGGCCGGGTGACAAGGATCAAGCGGCTTTTTGTCCCTATCCAACACGAATACTCTCAAGCAAATACCTCCTTACGTCGGCTTTCTCGGGTTTCCCCGGTCAAGTGAGCCTCGCCAAGGTTATCCCGGCTTTTGCATCCAGCACACTGGCTTCAACCCCGTATGCCTGTTTAATGCCGGACGACAGAGCCTGGAGCTGGCTCGCGCACCCCAGGGTGTCGTGACCGGGATAACGTAGCATCCTCGTCGCCTTGTCCTTCGGCTCAGATGCTGAGGCTGGTCATAGCCGAGCTTGCTTGTAGCAAGCCCCCGACTTTAGTCGTGGGGTCTATGACAGATCATACCTCCGAGATCAGGAGGCCGAATTTGTGCTCCGTGATCGGCACATACGGCAAATCGGCCGGCCGCTCAATCTTTAACCAGAATGTTTTGACCCCGTAAGGTTCCAGCACATCAATAGTTACACTCTCTGCATATTCTCCGGGCGTCCCGTCTACATCCGGCGCAAACCGCACCCACTCGTAGCCGTGATAACCGTGGTACATAATTCCCCTGACGACAAGTCCGCTGATAGCAGTGTCGGATGGGTTTTCTATCTCAAGTTTCTTCTTGATAAAGCCTCCCTCCAGCGGACCGAGGCTGGTTTCAAGGCTGTAATCCAACAGGTTTCCGTCGAGATAGACGTTAAGGTTCAGCATGTTGTACCAGTAGATATTGCCACCGGCAATGGTCGTAAGCCCGGTAGATGCCAAAAGAATTCCACCAGCATCGCGCAGTTCAATCGTACCATCGAAGATCAGAGCAGTCTGAGCCGGCAACACCGCTGTCCCGTTGATGACGCCGGCCAAACAGATTGGCTGGCCCGCACTGTCGTACACGATCGCAGTCGCACCTGCCGGCGCGTTGCCTATATAAATACGGTCGTCCTTTGTTAGGGAAAACCTGCTAACTATGGCCGTAGATGTTCCTTCTGCGTACAATCCAAGTGTCATGTCGGGTGATACAAAAGCAGTGCCTATTATCTCCCAGTAGCCTTTTGCGCTTGAGCAGCCGTATGCCTCGCAGCGGTCATTAACCGCTTTTATACGGAGTCGCTCGTACGGGTCTCCACCTGTTATCACAGAAAGGTAAAGGGCATCGTCAGGCGACGCCCACAGGGTAAGGCCGGCGCCGTCATCCGCGCCGGCCGGACTGTACTGTACCTGCACTTCGCAGACATACGGCTGCTTAATAGAAGAGCAAAGAGCCAGGATCGCTCGTCCACCATTCGCGGCAGGGTTCATAAACAGGCCGCCTGAACTAAAAACAAAACAGTCTTTCTTGTTAGGCGAAAGCACAAAACTGCCATCGTCGATTGAAAGGTCAGTGGTATAAATAAGCCCGCTTTCAATCAGGTCAATCCTGGCCATCTACAGCCCTCCAAGTTAGCCGATCTCAAGTACCGTGTGAGTGTCTATCTTTTTGCACAACATGATGGAATCTGTGTCGATCTTCTTAGTTAGAGTTTCGATAACCCTTTTCGCCTCGCGTAGCGACCTGTAAATACCATACAGAACCCAGTAGCTATGTATTGCGCTAATAGTCTGATAGCCCAGATCGCTTTGTGGCCTGACGAAAATACAATACTGCACGTCCTGCAAACCTTACACCTCCAAGAAATACTAAACCCTGTCGCTCAGCCTATGTGACGTACCCTATACCTAAAGGCATAGGGCTTCTCGCTTCATCTTGCCTGACGGCAATCCACGAAGACCCTGTCCGGGCCCGATTTTAGTACTATCGCTTTCACCCCACCCCTAAAGGAGATGGGTTTTCCCGTGGCAGCCTATATAATCTGGTGCCCTTGTTTTTGCCTGTATGGTGTAGCTCATAGTAACGCATGAGCATGTCAATAAGCATATCGAGCGCCTCAGCCCCGTTTGCGTTGCCGGGTCTCTCGACAACCTCGGCTGACCTGAAGATTACGTTATCCACACTGATGGCGTTGATTTCCACGCGGTCGTCGTCTGAACCGCCCTCGAATTCAAACAAGATGGAATGCTCACCCGGGGTAAATGTCGCCTCCACCCTGCCAAAGGGGACGAGCAGATAGCTCTTGTCTTTTCCATCCACGTAGAAACGCAGCTGCAGGGATCCAGACTGGTCGAATACCTCCATCGTAAAGCCCAGCGTGGAGCGGCAGTAATTTGTAACCTTAAACTCTATTAACGCTTGCCTGCCGCTGGTGGTATAGGTACGTCTGTCAAACGGCAAGCTGGTGTTGATGCCCCAGTTTTCAGCCCGCGCTATATATTTCCTGTCGTCTGCCGGCAGACCATCAACGATGTTATACGATCCCTCGCCGGAGATCCAGCTATCGTAACTCCTTATCAACCAGTACTCGCTGGTGTTTACTATTACGTATTCGCCGTACCACCTGGCATGTCTGAAGGCGCGCATATACTCTTCATACTTGTAGTCCATGAATCTCAGGTTGTTGTAGAGTCTGTCCAGCGCCAGCCTTACCGCATCGCCACCAGACATCTGTTCGTACTGGAGACCGTGTTCTTTCCTATCCCTATACAACAACAAGATGATGTCTCTTAAGACCCACAGGTGCACGCCGACTATCTTGAGGCCGACGTCAGCATATTTGCCGACGGGGTGAGTTCCGGGGAATTCTACTCTGACCTCGTTCCTGTCGATGGGGCTCAACGGGTTATATGGCAGACCGGTATTAGGATTGTATAGTTTAGACAGATCGTATACGAAATCAACAGTAGGCAGTTGCAGCCTGTCTACCTTGGGGCCATAGTCGCGGTACCAGTCAAATATCTCGTCCCACGTCACGCCGGTAACACACGCACTGGCTATCTCGCGACTGACCCTTTTACTACTTATAGTACGCCTCGCCAAATCGACCTTGCCGCCGCTTTTGCGTGCGGCTACGGAGTATTGCTTGATACCTTTCTGTTTTGACCTGACAAATGGCGTGCTATTTACAGGATCGGCCGACCTCTGGTGTCCGGAGACGGCAGAGGTATCTATCTTAGTCAGCCTACGAGAGGTTTTCGTAAAGCCATACGAGTTGATACATAACCGCAGTGCCGGCCGGGCCAAATGTGTTAATTTGATGCAACTGGACAGTATATCAACAGTCCCAGGAGCCTTGTTTAATTTTCTACCTGCTAGCAGACCTGTATCGTGGGCTGCACTGTCAAATACCTCCATCTCCACAGGTCTATATGCCTGTATAGCAGATGTGTCAAACCTGAACTGATCAATTAGCTGTGCCGGAGTAGGGGCTATATCAAGGTCGGTCCATTTAACGAACAGCTCTATCGGTTTTTCCACTCTGTTCAGTTGGAACTGGTAGATAGACTGTATTGGCTTAGCAACCTTTTCAAGTTCAACCTTACACTGTTGTCGTATTGATCTTGTTGTCTTGTTCGCTACCCAAGTAGGTATAGCAGAGATTATCTGTTTAACTTTATTCAGTGAAAACCTGCAGGACATATATACAGGTTTATCAGTCTTGGCAAGCCGAGTAGCTCTGGTGAGCTTAGTTTGTCTAGTAGTCTTTTCAAGTTCGACCTTGTATTGTTGTTCTATTACCCTGGCTGTCTTGCCCGTTGCGCCATATCTAACCAGTTGCGCCAGATGAGTAACTATGTTCAGCCTGTGCTGCCTGACCGGCTGTATGGAATTATTTAACCTGTCCAGTGCGGTATATACGGTTTTGCTGGTATGTTTAGCTTGGTTGCCCAGTTGGAACTGACAGAATGTGCTAGCGACCGACCTGTCAAACTTGCTGAATATAGCCTGATCAATTAGCTGCACCAGTTTATCCGTGGTCTTATACCTGGATAACTCAAACTGCCGGATGAGTTTAATGTACTTAGCGTCGCCGTCTAGTTGTGATGTACATGTATAGCAGGCAAAGTTTGCTGTCTTTTCAAGTTTATACTGGGTGTTACACCTTACCCGCTTGCCAACCACATCAACTTGCTGCTGTCCGGTCGTGTGCAATAACTTGGAATTGACATTGAAATTCTTATATCTTAATAACCATATATTGTCACGTGCATTGCCAAGAGACAGTTGGTCTATAGGCTTTCCTAACACCGACTCTGCAGGGTCGAATTGCAGTGCAGGCAATAACCATACAGATAACTGTCTTCTATGCACACTCGTCAAGTTGCACGATCTTGCGCAGGATGTATTACTTCTCCGCACAGATCCTGCCTGCAATACTACACTATATCTGTTTAGCCTGGTAACCTCAGCGCGTGGGCTTGTAGATACATGGTTAGATAATCTGTTTAACTGGACGACATGCCGGCGCCCAACAGGAATAGGTGTGTTCCTGCGCAACCGGGCAGCCTGTTGCGGTATTATTACCCGGGACTTAACCTTGACCTGTTTATAGTCGATACCACTGACTTCCCTTATGGACCGACAGGAACCTTGGGTTTCTCCATGGATCTGCGCAGACCTGTCAACCCTGTGGATCTGATCGACAATATGTTTAAACAGACGCCGTGAGAAGATGTGGTCGAGGACAAAAGGTAGAGTATTGTAATACCGCCTTTTAGAGCGGGCAAACCGTAACGGCAAGTAGCTCTTTGAGGTTATCCGCGGCCGGCGGGCAAGCAGTTTTAGCTGGTTGTCTGCTATGCTGTATGGACTCCCGGCACGCCCAGCTGACACATAGAAGTCAGGATGGACAACCACATTACTTCTCCTGTGAGAATGAACAATGCGAACATTCGTCAGACAGTAGCTTCTTGCTCGCTCGCCGGCAGTCTGGCACACGCTTGTACAAAACCTATCCACTCTTCTTATTGTTTGCGTATAAGACAGGCTAAGCCGGAAACGATCTCCCCACTCCACTTCAGCCATACTATCCTCTATGCCAGACCGGTAAGTTACCCTACCCGTATATACCGGCGTGTTATCACACAACTTAGGGGACGGATTGCCGGTAAGCAGTGATACGGGATCGCTGAAGACACGACCGGCAACGTAGCTATCCCAGGTCGGCATGTCATGTACGGCACACGGTGTTTTCATATACCCGCTGGTATACACCGGAGCCGAGACAGTACGGCTACCTATGACAACGGCCGCAATAGGGGGCGGCAGGTAGTCAGCAGCAAACACCCGGTAGGGTAAAAACCCTATCGGGTAAGTCAAAACGCTGTCACCAGTATAATGTTTCAAGAACCACAGCTTCGCATAGCCACTAGTTTGGTATGTGCAGACGTACAACATACAAACACTACGCTTTCTTTACAGCCACTCCGTAGAAGCTGTTCGGCCCAGCAGTAAGAAAGCTATAGGGCGCGTTGATAGCGAAGAACTTATACATCTCTTCGTTCGGCTTGCCCTTGTTCATGACCAACTCGTCAATCGGCGCAAGTCCGGTAGCGTTCACCGCCACCATGTCATCCAAGGTCCCCCGCTGGCCGTCGAACAGCGGGTGCACCACGCTGATACAGCTGACGTGGATTTTCCCGGTGTAGTTACTCGGGTTAAACCCTACCTTGGTCATCGTTTCTTCGTGGGCGTGGTACTCTACTCTGTGTTGCTGGTAATAAGCCCCACCGCGGGTTCGGTACATACAGATATCTGTTACACCGTTAGCGGTACCTTGGCCAAAGTTGTCAGGATAGTTGACCTGCAACACAACGCCGGTCTTGGGATCTCGCCGCACGCCCTGCACCGGTGCGCCGTTTGGCGGTGGGGACTCGTTAATGACCACATAACTACCGTCGTCAATAAATTCTGTAGCGGACGGATCGCTAATAATAGCAATAAGACGGTAGTTACTTATGGTATTTACGAACGCAAGGGAGTTGTAGTCATACGGATAGATAGAACAACGGTATATCTTATATGCCAGAGCGCCGTCGGGAATATTTACAGTAAGCTTGATCGAACTGGTGTTATTATTATTTTGTGTTGTAACATACTTAATATCACTTGGCTTCGACTCACCTTCAGCTGTGACGAAAGTGACCGCGTAACCGTACATATTAAAACCAAGAGACCCACCAGATGGACTGGCAACACAACTTGTAATCTCGGGCTTCCCAGCGGGAGCCTTGCCAATCCGGCACGGTATAGTCGAAGAACTGACGGTAATGGCAAAGTTACCGAAGGTATCGTTGACACTGTCTTCATGCGGTTTTATCCTGCCGATATAGGCCATTGAGAGCAGGTAATTGTTCGGATCAATACTGGGTTCTCCCATCAGTGTTATAATAGCCCTGTCATTGTTGACGCTCACAAAATGCCTGATAGGAATCTCGTCCAGTCCAAATGGAACTTTAGTCTGGACGAGCAGAGACCCACTGGCTATTTTGCTGTCATCATTGAGATTTCTGTTGACAAACGACACAGGCGCCTCTTCCCAGTCCCTGAACCAGGCAAACTTGCTCCACGGCGAGACGGCAGCGCCGCGCACGAGAAGCCTGCCAGAGGTATCGTAGACGGACGGCGTAGGCATCTCGGTCACTGGATCCCAACTGTCGAACATACGCACGTTGACGTAGTGGTGGTTTAAATCCGTGCGTATATACATACCGTCGGCGTCTTTATAATATTCCATACCAAGTTCAGGGTTTACCAGCCGCTCCGGCTTGTAGAACTCGACGTACATCGTTATTGAAGTGACATTGAGGCGCTCGTCCTGGTAAAGGTTCTGGAGTATCTGCTCCTCTGTGAGCTGCACCGGGGTAGTGGTGGTCTTCACGACCAGGCGTTCTTTGGTCGCCGCAATGGCCTCCTCAAGACCGTCGGTATAGTAGTTGTAGTCCACAGTTAGCTGATCGGTCGACTCAACCGGCTGGTTCATGACAATCATACCGAAGGCGTAATCTACAGTATACTGGTCGCTATTCACGACAGCGCCGTTTTTATAGACAACTACGCCGTACTCGGCAATAAGGTTGTCATGTGTTGTATTATAGACCTGGTTGTTTACAGGGGTAAGTGTCTCATTCGTCACATTGATTATGGTACCATAATAGCTGTAGTCGGCGGTAATATAGTTTATCCTCGGGCAGAACGAGAAAGAAGCCTTGATGACGTCGCTTGCACTCTGCGCGGTATTGAATATGATAAGGCCATTCTGTGCATCAACGGTATACTCGGAAGGATCCACTGCCGTGTCGTTGCGCTTCACGGTCATGCTTTGCGCCAGGACGTTCTGCTGGCCAGTGCTGTAGATGATGTAGTTGGTTGTCTGGAGTGTGACATTCTGGAGCGTAACAATGTTCTTGTAATAGGCGTAGTCTGCGGTAATCCTGTATGGCGTACCGTAATACCTGTAGTCGACGGTAATCTGATCGCTCGCATTCTGCGCGGCATTGAACGTCACTGTACCCTGCTGGTAGTTAACCAGGTACTCTGAAGAACTGACGACGCTGCTATTGCGGTAGACAACTACAGAGCCGGGCACCAGCGGTGTATAGCTTGTTTTGTAAGTCAAATAGTCCTGGGTGGTCATTACCTCCTGGACTATGCTTACCGTGCGCCGCTGGATAGTGTTGAAAGTGATGGTTCCGTTTGTCCGGTTTAGCGTGTAGTCAGCAGGGTTAACCAGGTTGCCATCGCGGTATACGTTCACCTGGGCCTCGAAAGTGATTGGTTTATGGGTTGTGCTAAAGGTAATATAGTCAGTAGACGCCAGATCCTCACTACTTGCATAAGCGACGTTGCTCTGACTCACACTAAACGTGATTATACCGTTGCGTCTGTCAACTGTATATTCAGTGGGCGTAACGAAAGTCCCGTTACTGTACACAGTTGGTTCCTGGTCATAGACGAAGTTGCCGTTCCTGGCGGCAAAAGCCAGACCGTCGCTGGTCACTAAAGCTTCACCGGTCACAGACTTAATGTCACTGAAATAGGTGTAGTCTGCAGTGATGGCATATGGATCGCCCAAGTAATCATAGCTGGCTTTAAATACGTCGCTTGCATTCTGCAGCGCTCTGAATCTGATCAGGCCGGTCTCCCCGTCGACGATGTACTCAATTGGTTCAACAAGCTGGTCATTGCGGTAAACATTAAGGGTGTTGACCAGTATATCACCATGAGCCAGTTGCAGATCAATGTTGTTGGCACCAAGTGTAAGTGCCTCGTCTATTACGCTTTCGACTTTGCGCTGATAGGTCTTAAACAAAACCTGGCCCGCGGCGGCATCGAAGGAGTATTCACCGGAAGCGACGAGAGCGCCGTCGCGAAAGACAGTGATACCGCTCTCCCGTACCACGGGGCCGTTTGCCAGTTTATACATCTGGTAGTCAATTGACTCAAGCACTTCCTGCGTAACCCTGCGGACACTGCGGTGTTTTACCGGGTTGGGATAGACAAGTTGCCAGTTTTTATCCGGCATGATATTCCCGCTGTTGTCTCTATACAGTGTACATAAATTACGCGCTATGGTCTTGAGTATTTCGTTTGAAGAGGTAAACCCTTCTACCCATGCCATTGATTAAACACCCCTAATCCTGACTTGCTAGGCAATCGGAACAGCAAAGTTAAAATCCGCCCACACCACTTTAGAAGTATGGCTGTTATTGAAAAACTCCAACCTCAGAGGTATTCCCTGAACCAGCTTTACAGCGCCAAAGTTCTTGACCTGTGAGATTTCTTTAGTATAGACCGTCTCACAGGCTATACGGCTGTCTATATAAAAGTTCCAGTAATCCAGGTCTGAATATCCGGTACACCCTACTTCAATTGAGAGGAGCTCCATTTCGCCTGGAACTGCATATTCAATGGGATATATGATCTGTCCGTCGTCCGGGGTGGCTGGTATATCAAGCCTAAACCCCTTAACAAAGGGACGCGGGTAGGTAGCAAACAGATGAGGGGGCGGGACTACCTGTACTGGATTACCAATCCGGCGCACCAGATCGATGATGCCGCCCGCCGGATATGTAATATTGAAACTCATCAGCTGCCACCCCCAGGCTCGATATGTTCAGTGAGCGTAATTACAGTAATGCCGCCATTACTCTGGACGGCGGTATCTACACTGACTATTCCGCGATCCGACGTGACATCGCCGGAAATATCTCTCCCAACCAGTCTTACGCGCACATCCTGGGTATCTATTAGAAAAGGTAGTTTTATGGTAATGGACTCCAGTGCGGGATTGACATCAAACAGACCGTCGGGTAGTACCAATTCCGGTTGAGACATGGCAGTACATGTACCAGCAGCTCCGTCATCAACCTGTCCTATCTCTCCTCCCACAGCAGTGTCGACCGCAAAAGAGCACACAGGGGACCACTCACCGGCTGTGCCATCACTTCCCGCAGCCCGCACGCGCCAGAAATAGTTGCCGCTGGCAAAGGAGTATGATGCGGTAACTTCGCTATCCGTTGTGACGGTATTCCATAGCAACGGTTCCATTTCGGGGACGGCCGCCGCCTGTATTTCATAACTAACAGCATTCTCAACAGCCAGCCACTTGAACGTAACAGATGTATTATTCAGGACAGACAGATTGGCTGGCTGAACCGGCACCGGTGACGGAAGCGCCTGCGAGCCAGCAGTGGTAAAAGTAAATACATGAGCGCCGGCCATCGGGTATCCAAGTATAGAGAGCACACCCGACGGCTTGCCGTCCTCGATATTGCTGTCGCCAGCCACAATTACCGTGTAGGAGGTTGCCGGGTCAAGCGACCTGGAAGGAGTGAAAGTAACAACCCTGTCTTTATAAGAGATGGTACCATCTACCTTCCGCCCACCGCTCGTCGTCTGGACGACTATATTGCCCGGCAGCGTCGCTGCATCCATATCCGTGCTGAAGGTAATAGATATGTCCGTAGATGTCGGTACATCTACGGACATATTCAACGGACTGGTTGTCACCACATACGGCATGAATTTATAACTCATGACAGGTTACTTCCTTTTGTTCGCCTGCTTGGCCTCTCCCTGTTTCCCGTCATCCTGCTTGGGCTGCTCTTCCTCAGGCAGGGGATCAGTTGCAGGCGGCTCAACCTCTTTTGGTTCGACTACTTCCTGGCTCTGGGTAGACTTGCTGCTTACCTTACCGAGGACGGTACCATTTACGTCAATGAGGCGACCACTCTTTATAGCCTTGACTACATATTCAAGGTTTGCATCCAAAGGAAGGCTGCCTTCGACCTTTTTCGGGTACATGAGGTGCATGCGGTTTATCGGATCATAAAAAGCCAACATCCCAGGGGCCAGGCGTACTACATGTTTATCGGCCATAAGACAACACTCCTTGCCCGGGGATTAAGCAGATATCGTTCTGATAGTCGGAGGCACCGGGTAGCTGGCATCAAGAGCGACATTCTTAGCAACGGCTATGGCTCTTCCTTTGTACAAAATACCAACGCCGTAGCGCTCTGTAAGCTTGACGTCCCTGATGTCGCGGGCAGGGTTGTCGAACTGTTCGGTTTGAATATCCTGGCGCACCAGCAGAATACCGACATTGTTGCGGTCCACGCAGTACATGTCGAAGCGCTTGGACTCTTTGTCAAGCGGCACGAACGGCGAGACCATCACTTCCAGGCCAAACGGAATCCGCCCCTGTATGCTGTCCGGCCCGATGCTGAACACCTTGCCGGGCTGGTCGGGACCGCCGGGATACATCTGGGCGCCGAAAGTGAGCGCGCCGTACAGCTCGCTCCTGGCAAACGCCGACCAGGTCAGCGGGTGAACGATGATCGTAGTCGGAGTAAACTCGTTGGCCATGACGGCCAGAACCAGGTCGAGGAAATCCTCTACCGACATGGTGTCGTTAAACTGAAGGTCCTTGCCCAGGCCGGTAGTGCCGGCTTCTGGGTGATCCGCGCGGATGCTGTTGTCAAAAACAGTCCACCCGTGCTGGGAAAAGGCGCGGAAGATTTTCTGCTCCTTGTGTCTGGCCAGGGCGCGGCCGGCTTCCTCCAGCATCAGAGAGACGATATCCCACATGCTGTCTTCGATAAGCTCCTTGGAGACCTGAACCCGCACGCCGCTCTTACCAATGCGGATCTCCAGGGCTCCTTCGTAGGTCTGCCAGTCGACGGATTCAGCGGGAATCTCGGCGCCCTCCGGCACGTCATACGCCCTGATCGGGCCGATAGCCGGAAACACATACATCTGGCCGGCATTCTTGGCCCGGACGGTCTTCAGCAGCTTGCTGCCGAGATAAACCGGCTCCGCTGCCCGCCGCACAGCACCGATAATCACTTTAGGGAGCAAAACCTGCGCGGACGGCAGGGCTGTAAACTCCTGAATGGTAGGCGCGCCAGCCACGTCTTCACCCCGCATGGCCGCGTCCACACGCTTAATCAGGTCCACTTCTTCCTGAGAAAGTTTATAGTTGTTCAAATCTATCTTCACCACTTGTCAGCACACGCCACATACCGCATGTGCTGGTTCCTCCTTTCAAGCTAAGCTGTAATGGTTGTCGCTACTTAAGCAGAATCCTGACTACACCCACGGCTCCAACATAGTCCCATCCCGGAGGGGTGCCGTACATATAGGATTTATAGGTTATACTTCCGGCGGTTGCGTCTGTGTAACCTTCAGGCAGTGTGATCGTCACCGAGCCATTCTTGTGGTCAATTGCCAGATTATCAGCAGCCACAGCCCTTCCACCGATGGCAACCCCAACAGAACCGGGGATAACATTCTTGTAGCTCAGGTTGACAATGAGTTTGTCGCCTTCTGCTGAGCCAGCTGGAACGGTGAATGTTTCAGACCAGTTCGTACTCGCCCGTGCGCTGCCGTCGGTAAGTCCCTTAATACCCTTGGGGTTGAGCATATAGGGGTTGTGGTAGTGGTCGGTATCAATAGTGCCGTCCCGGTAGGCGGGTTCATACGGGTAGCCGTTGTCGGTAGGAGTGGCGTTCTGAGCCCACGCCGGCTCAACCTTATCCTCGTTCCTGGCAGTCTCATCCCACATGACCCACTTGAACCATCCCCACGGCTCCTGTTCGGCTTCAATGGCAATAACCTGTCCAACTATCTGGGCAATACCATTGCTTTCGGTCCATTTGGTCAGGTGACCTTTATTACTGGAATCGCTGGATACGGTAACGATATCGCCTTCCTTCAGCTCCCCGTAGACAGCCCCGTACTTCACTGCGGCACAGTCGGCAGCGTTGGGGATATACGGCAGCTCAATGTAGGCATTGCGGATAAATGTGGGTTCATTCCCCACTAGCTGGTCGTTGTATTTCTTGCAGATGTTGTAAGGCGCAATACCAACATAGGGATTGGCTCCCGTGGCAATGGTCAATACCGGCTTCTTCTTGCCGGTCTCGAAGTCCACCTGTGCCGGACCTACAGCCACGGCTAACCCTTTCGGTATGACTACCTCCGTCATGCCGGGCCAGCCGAATGGATACTTGATGAGTATAGGCAAATCGGGATCCAGGAGAAAGGATTCAGGGAGCTGGTCGGTACCGGAGACAATCAGTCTGGAATTGGCAGACCGGCTCTTGAGTTGATAATTCATTCCAGGTATCAAAGCCATATCTTATTAATTCCTCCTTAAAAGCTGTAAACGTGTGACGACTCCCGGGACTGAAGTCCGAGGCTTCTCGGTTCTTCTAACCTGCTACCGCAAGACTGTCCCTGAAGGCCCCGTCCAGGCCTGTTTTGATTCTTTACAGCAGCCAGTATTTTCAGCTTTGCTACTGTACGTTTTCATCCCCGGAATAAATTCCGAGGTTTTCCCGCGCCATATATATAACAACGGTTAGCCGTTTTTGCTTCCAAACAGTCTCGACAGTGCATCTTCAAGATCTTTGATGGTATATTCCTTATTGCCGTCTTGGGTTGACTCGACGGGCTTTTCAACACTCCTGCCCTCGCCGCCGGGAATAGGAACACTTTCAGTCCTACGCTGCCCGACCTGCGCAGAAAGTTTAACAATCTCCTTGCGCAGTAAAGCCACATCGAATTCTTTGGCCTTTTGCTCGGCTTCCTCTCTGTTTTCAAATAAACCAAGGCTGGCAACCAAGTCGCAATAGTGCTCGACCATCTCCTGGTGGATAACCCTGGCCAGTTCGGCATTCTGTTGAGCGAGCAGGTTATGTTTTTCCACGGCTGAATTTAGCTGGCTGGTCAGTTGAGCAAGGTTCTGCTTTAACGACTCAACTTCGGTTTTCAATATATCAAGCTCGGGCGATTCCTGTTTGGTATCTGGAGCTTCAGCCTGCGACTCCTGGCCGGTGTTGGTGTTCTCAGCGATATTGTCGCTGTTAAACGCGTCGACTATATCTTTAGCAAGTTTGTCCATCGCTTGATCATCTTTCCTTTCATCTTGCCTGTTTGGGTTCTCACGACTTATAGTACCCACACTTTCGCCAGTACTGGATTCATCAGCACTAACCACCCTGGCATAGGGATCAGCGGGATGGTTGACAAAAGATACCTCGTAATGCTCGTCGATACCCAGATCCCAGTAACATAATTTGCCGTCATATACCTTGCCCTTGCGGTGCTCGCAGTAATCGGTCGCCCAGTCGGTCTTGCATATGGAGCAGACAGCCCTATTTATTATCGTGCCGACACTTACGGTGCTATAACGCCCGTCGGCTATCTTTTTCTGCGCTTCCTCATCTATAATCGAACATGTAAGTTCCACGCAGTAGGAGCCGCGCTTCAAATGGCTACGCCCAATGCTGGACTCAGTGACTCTGCCGAGCGGGTCACTGTAAATATTGTGGTTTACTATCACAGGTTTGCCGTACGGGCCTATCCATGTCTGAATAGCCTTCTCCAGTTCTTCCCTGGAATAGCGGTTGAAGTTCTTGGTAATGCCGCTATGAATGGCCTCCATTTTAACGGTAAGAGACATCAAGCTACCCTCCTTTTCGGAGCAAAAGTAGACAGTACTTTCTCCACAGCCACACGAGGACTCATATACTCGCCAATAACCAGCTTTTCTATTAGTTCTATATTAGCTGCCGCGGCCAACTCAACAGAATCAATACCAGGAGCATTAGTTAAACAGATCTCATAAGCGAGGCGGTAGGTCTCTACAAGCATGTCGCTCAATATGCCGGTATCGGCATCCTCGGACTTACGTCCAGGTTTGCCTTTCGGTTTCGGTGTGTTCTGCGGCTGGTTGCGATTGACCACGTCGGCCGGCGACATTGAGACATTCTTGCCGGTCCCCTGGGCAATTGGTATTGTCACCAGGTTGTAGAACATCCTGGAGCGGTCGGAAATCGGGTCACGACCGAGCTCGGCACGCATCTCGTCCTCTGTAATGCAGTTGGTGATGTACTGGTAGATGATGTGGTTTTCGTGCTTAATCTTCATATCCAGATCTATCTCGCGGAAACGGAAATAGACCGCAGATTGCGGCTTGACAAATGGATCATAGCCACCCTCCATCAGGAGTTCCTTAATGATAAACTCATTGATAAAGGTCTCCATAACTCTCTGCATAGCCTTTACTGTCTCGCGCAGGTCGAAGTATTGAGACTCCGCAGTGGCACGGCTGGCCGAACCGCTACGGCCCATAACAGTTTCGGAGACGCCCAGGCCGGTGAATACCCGCTGTTCAAAGTAGCGAAGGTAATTGTTGGCATCGATCACCTGATCAAGCGCGATGGGCACTATCTTATGCCGCTCGGTAGTTACAAGACCAGCCTCGAGGTCCATGTTTTCTATTTCACTCTTGGCCTGTTTTACCTCGTCATCGGTACCCCCATAGCCTTCCTTGTCAAGACCGACAATATGATGCAGGAGCGGGTAGAGGTTGCGGTAAATCAGCTTGAGGACGTTTTCCTCCACCTGGCGGAGAGCGTTTATATCCTCCATGACCGCGACAAGGTATGGGGTAGCAAAGACTTTATTCTTCTCCCGCTTGTAGTAGAAGTGAACCACATCATCTGGTTTTAACTCAAGCGGCTTACTGCTGTCAGGGAAGTTGACGCGCCAGCCGTAGACGTTGCCAGCACTGTCGCGCTCTACCTCTATGTAGTTGACATTTACCGGGAAGTAACCCACCACAGGGTTCTTGCCGTTGACGCCGACAGCCTTAATGCCCTTGGGCCACTCGACATTCTTGCGCACCTTTATGACTATGCTGTTCTGGTACTTGACCAGGTCTTCGGCGATCTCTATCAACAGCTGGTTAGTGGGTATCTTCGTCATCTCGGCGATCAGGAAGAGGCGTTTCTTAATATAGTCCACAGAATTAGCATCATCGCCGATAAAATCCCACCCGGCCTTGAACATCAGTTCAATGTGCTTATCTATAGCACGGCGTACAAAGGCTTCGTTGTTATAGAGAGAGTCGATGCTGGAGAGATCCACATCCGGCGGCTGGAACTGCCTGCTTGTGTTTGAACTGCCGCTGGGCACAACCTTAACAACGGCCTTTGTGTCTCTTTTTATACCTGGAGATTGCAATGCAGGCGCTTCCTGTGAGCGGACTACCCCCAGGATACGCTTGAATATATCTAAAAGACCCACTAAAAGTTACCCCCAGTTTAGGGTGTTTACTGCTTGCCAATATTAGCGGCCGCCTCTTGAATCAGTTTAGCCAGGTCATGCACATAGTTAGATCCACGGCTTATGGCAAACAACGCGATCAAATTAGCCAGCACATTGGCGGTTGTACTGTCGAAAATACGCAACGGAGCAGCCGCAACAAGTGCAGCCGATATCACCAC